TACAAGGCTTGATTTTATGATTGACATGAAAGGCTTAGAAAACTTTTCATTCGAATAAGGGGGTTTAAACAAAAGGTCATAAAATAATAAAATAAAAAAAGTGCGAAAAATGCACACAGAGTAAAGTTTTCAGAAGATTTTGAACAAAAATTGTGTTTTTTTGAAACGTCATGATAGTTTAATTATAGTATAGCTTCACTTTAATTGGTGAGGCTATTTTTATGCATTTAAATGGCTTTTAGTTGAATAATGGATACATAATGCTTTAATCTTAAGAATCCGCTTGTAATAAAGGTTTTCTTACATTTAAAGAGTAAATAATCTGCTTTAAAATCAATTTTAAAACAAGTAATTATAAAATATGACGTTTGGAATTAAATTTAAGTTGGGTATTCGGTTGGGTATTCAGTTGGGTATTCAAATATTTTTTTATTAATACCCCAAAAAGAGTTGATAAGAAGATTATTTAAGCTTTTGTAACTGGGATAGGTACTTAAATTTTGCAAATAAATTATCTAAAATTCAGCCAAGCTTCTACTAAACACATTCTGATGACAATACTTTTTTTAATTACTGAAGGTTTTATTTTTTCATTATGTGGTATCAATTTTAATTCATCATCATTATCACCACTTTGAACATACTTGACTGTTTCAAATCCGTTAGTAGTAGAAATTAGATACATCTCACCTTCATCAAAATATTGAAAATCCTTAATAATTCTGCAAACTGCTATACTACCGCTTTTCATTAATGGATACATACTATTTCCGCTAACAATAGCTGCAAAATCACAATTTCTAAGTTTCGGAATTTTTAAATATCCAATAGGTTCGTATTGATCATTATCTTCCCTGTATCGTTCTAAAAAAGAGGCATCAATCGGGATGTTGTAAATAGGTACGTCTTCTAATTGATTCTTATTTTGAATTGTATTTTTATTTTGTTTGAGTTTTCTTCTTTCAACAAGATAATCGCTTCTTTGTTCTTCGACTATTCCTTCTTCACCAGTAAGTAAAAAATTTAGACTAATGTCTAAATATTCAGCTATTTTGGGAGCAATATCACCACCAATATTACCTTGTCTTTTTTCCATTGTTGCAAAATAACCGTTAGAAAGCCCTAAATCCTGTTCAACACGAGCAGGTTTCAAACCCTTATCCCTTATAAGCTTCATTGCTCTATTTATTGCTTTCATGTTGATAGTTAAACTTTAGTCTAACATTTTATCCACAATTTAAAAAATAGTCTATTTTATATTTGGATAATAGAATAAAGTCTATTTGTTTTGTGTTGCAATACTATACAGAATGATTGAAAATAAAGAAAAAAAAACGAAAAGTCATAAAAAAAGCAAGAAAAAATCAACAATGAAAGCTGCTAAAGTTTCAAAGATTCCTGCTGATTGGGTGGCTGAAGCTTCAGGAACATCTGTTAGCACCGTGTTTAGTGTTCGCAACGGGAATAGAAATAAAGATGGAGAGAAGGCCCAAAAAATTGTTGTGGCGGAGATTTTATTAGAGGAAGGAACAAACAAATTAATTAATGAAGTAAAAAGAGTGGTTGCATTATAATGAAATATTATAACCATACAATACTGTGCTTGGAGTTTGATGAATTATTTAAAAAGGAAGATGGTAGTGGCAATGGTATTATACCTTATTCAACATACAGAAACTGGCGTGTTAGAAATACAGTAAAGTTTCATGGTGTTGGTGGAAATGGTAGACAAGTTTTAATTGAGTTTGAATCGTTGCCTGATTTATATAAAAACTTAGTTATTGGTATTTATGGAGACCCATATCAATATGCAGCACTTGAACCCTTGAGATTATTGATTAAACCTGATGTAGAAGCTATTGAGTTCTTTGACAGATATGAATTAGCAAATGGTAAACCGTTGAAGGATGAATTGAAACGTGAGTACGTAAAGCAATCATCTATCATGAATATGATAGACTATGCGTATGCAAATAAGAAATGGCTGAAAAAGGAAGTAAAAATTGGTTTAAGCCAATTATTTGAAGTAGTTGTAAAAATGAAGGAAGCAAAAGACTGTGGATTAGATATAAGCAGTAGAAAATTGTTCGATAAATACAATAGATGGAAGGAAAGTAAATACGATGGTTTAGTGAGTGGTAAAGTTGGAAATCAAAACAGGGCTAAGGTTACACCTACACTCGAAAGATTAATATTAAGCTTATATGTTCAGGATAATAAACCTTATGCACAAGATGTATTAGATGACTTTAATCAATTTATGCGTGGTGAAAAAGAGATTGTTGATATTGAAAGTGGTGAATTGCTTTACGCTGCAATGTTTACAGATAAAAATGGTGAACTAATTGAATTAAGTAAAACAACTGTTTGGAGTATTATAAACGAACCTGCGAACAAGATAATAGTTGATAAGCTAAGACTTAGCAGGCTTGAATTCAATAATCGTCATGTTCCTTATGCCAGCCGAATTGCACCTACTTATGCATTTAGTAAACTTACTATGGATGATAGAAGTATTCCATTTAAAATGGAAGATGGAAGCCGTGCTTGGACTTATATAATTGCTGATGTAGCCAGCCAATGTATTGTAGGAAGAAGTTATAGCAGAAGCAACGATGAAGGAAGCGGAAAGAACAGAGAGTTATTTAAAAATGCTATGAATAGCATGTTTAGATTGATGGTTAATAATAATTGGGGAATGCCTGCGGAAATTGAAGTTGAGCATCATATAAGCAACACGTTTACAGGCAAATTAAAAGATAACGGATTGTTTGTACCTGATTTATTAACGGATAATTATCTATTCCCTTTTGTTACTTTTTGTAACCCTGCAAACCCGCAACAAAAAAGAGCAGAGCATATTATCAGGCAAATAAAATATCAATTTGAAAAGAATATTGATGGTTTTCAGGGTAGACCTTTTGCAAGACAAGATGCTAATAGATTGAATACTGATAAAAAGTCTACAAGATACACATTTGATTCAGTTGTTGCCAATATTGAAGCTATAATTAACGAATGGAATAATCAATTACACCCAGACCAAAATAAATACACCGGGCTAACAAGATGGCAAGTATTAGAGCAGTATCAAAACCCTCAATTGGTAAAGCCATATCTACCTGCAATAGCTAAATATATAGGCATAAGCAGAACATCAACTATTAACAGAACAGAAGTAAAGGTTTTTAATAAAAAGTTTATCGTACCTGCTAATCAACTAATAAATAACACTACCGTTAATGCCTTTGCAATACCCGATAAGAAAGGTGTTATTGATGAAATATACCTGTATCAAAATGATGATTTTTTGTGTATAGCAACCGATAAAGGAGCATTTAATGAAAGTAAAGCCGAAAGAACAGAACGTGATGAAGCTAATAGAAAAATGCAATCTGAACACAGAGCAAAATTTGATTCAATTGTTAAGCAAAGAACGAATGAATTACAAAGACTTGCTGTTATTAAACCAACTGTTATAAGAGATATTAAAGCTGAAACTGTTGAAATAGATGATTCAAATGATTTACCTGCATATAACAGTTTTGATGAAAGCTTTTGGAATGAAAAAGCATTAAATGATTTATAACTATAAAACAAATAGATAATTATGAGAAAAATTAATGCATACATCTGCCCGGCATTGCATCATACAATTACAGTATGCAAAGATGAAGGTGCTACAAGCATGTTTATTAAATGTCCCACTTGCGAAGCAACAGGTAAAAACGAAAAGGCAATAAGTATGATGGGTAATGTTCATCAACATTTTACTCCAACACATGAATGGTATAAGCCAACATTAGAAGATTGGAACAACCTCAATGCTGATATAGCTAATAAAAGTTTGCTATCGCAATTAGAGCTTCATGTAAAAAGAGGCGGCTTATTGTTTAGACCTATAAAATAAAAAATGCCAGTGCGGTAACACTGGCAGAGATAACAATAAATACTAACTCAAAAACAAAAGTAATGCTTACAGAACAAATTAAACACAGAATCATAAAAGCAGTAGTTGATAACCGCAGTTTATTTAGCGGCAGCGATGCTAAATATGCAAATTCATTAGGTATCAATCCTGCTATTTACAACAGGCTTAAAAAGAATGAAACAGAACGAATAATGGCAGAGCATAAATGGATAACACTTGCCCGTCGTTTTGAAATAAGATTTGGTAATGAGCCTGAATGGATAACTGCTAAAACTCCGGTGTTTACTTATATAGAAAAACAACTTCAATTCTGCAAAAAAGAAGGTGCAAGCGGTATTTATTGCGATAAGGCTGATGTTGGTAAAACTCATGCTGCTAAAGAGTTTGCAAGAAGCAATCGGAATGTTGTTTACGTTGATTGCAGCCAAGTAAAGAGTAAACAAAAATTGGTAAGGCTTATTGCCCGTGAATTTGGTGTTGACCACACTGGTAAATACAGTGAAGTATATGCAGACTTGGTTTATTATTTAAAAGTAATTGATACTCCATTAATAATACTTGATGAAGCAGGCGACGTTGACTACAGTGCATTTTTAGAATTAAAAGCAATGTGGAACGCTGCTGAAGGTAATTGTGGTTGGTATATGATTGGAGCAGATGGATTAGAAGCTAAATGGAACAGAGCAATGGGAAATAAAAAAGTTGGTTATGCCGAATTGTTCAGAAGATATGGGAGCAGGTATCAACGCATTGTTCCTGAAGGTAAAGATGAACGTAGAGAGTTTTTAGATAATCAGGCTGCAATGATAATTAAAGCGAATGCTGCTAAAATAAACAGTGAAGACCTGCACAAATTAATAGTTAAGTGCAATGCTACAAAAGATAAAGCAATGACAGGTGCAAGCTTAACACGTGTAAAAATTGAAATAAAAAAAATGAAACAAGCATCTTAAAAATTACTGCCATGAGTAACCATGTTCAATTATTAAAAGCCCAAGCAGAGTACAATTTAAAGCAAGTATTATTTCTCTGCTCAATATCAGAACAACAGTTAAAACACTTTAAAATAGATACTGCACGAGCGTTTTTAGAAGCCTATTACAATGGTCTTAACTACGACGCTTTACTTGACAATATAAGCTTTTGGCAATGGTGGAATTTCAACTGGATTAAAGAAGATGATGAATGGATAATTGCCGAATTGTACAAGATGTATGAAACTAAACCAAAGCAATGTTACGGTTACTACAGAGAGCTTCATCAATACTTGTTTGCATCAGGAACAGAGCGACATGATATGTTGCTTAATGATTTCAGAAACATGCGTGAATATTTTGAAAAAGAAGCAGCTTAATGAAATTGAAACTTAATAATGACCAAATGATTGTGTTTGTAAGTCTTCTCTACAAAAGCATTAATGAGTACAAACAAATGAAGCAAAATAAAGCTTTAGATGTGCAGGGAATGGTTTACAAAAGCATTTTGGAAAGTATATGGATAAGGGCTACAAAAAAAATGTTTCAAATGCAAAAAAAGTACAGCATGAAAATAGAACCTCAGGAAGCATTGGTATTGTTTGAGGAATACACAGGTCAATTCGAAGAAGATTTATATACACGTTCATTTATGCAACCTTTCTGCGATTATATACATAAAACACTTATATGCTCACCATTTTAAAAACAATAGTTGGGTTTCATGTGTTCAATTGCTTATTGAAATCAATACCCAAAAGGAAAGTAAAAAATAAAACCAATTATAAACAATTAAAAATTAAAAGATGAAATCACAGGTAAGTATTCAAACTACAAAACAGCAATCTTGGGTTGATGCAACAGGAATAACTGTACCCTTAAAATTTGTTCCTGCTATGGATAAAAAGAAAGAAATATTAGCAGGGAACATTTATAAAAAAGCATTAGCAGTAGAAAAAATATTGCAAGAATTATACGAACTGATGAATGAAGCTACTACAGAAATCAGAATGATGATTAAAGCAGAACATGATTTAAAAGGCAAATCAGTTAAAGACAAAAAAAGAGAAAGCAGTATTACATGGTTCAGTTTTAATAAGTCTTTAAAAATTGAAGCTGATATGCATGATATAGTAAAGTGGAATCCAACATTAATGGCAGAAGCACATGAACTTCTAAAAGATTTTTTAGGTAAAAGCTTAAATGCTGATAAAGAATTTATTGGAGAATTAGTAATGGAAGCATTTAGCAATAGCAAGGGCGTTATTGACAGCAAAATGATTTTTAAGTTGTTGAAATATGAAAACAAATTAAAAAATGCTAAGTATAGCAAAGCTTGCCAGTTAATGCGTGAGGCACAAGATATTGATAAAACTAAAATGTATCAACGAGTGTGGGAGAAAATGGAAGACGGGAGTTACAGAAATATCAATCTCAATTTTTCAAGCCTTTAAATTTTTAATATGAAAGAATGGAAAGCGTGGACACCCGAAGAAAGAAAATTACTTACAGATTGTTGGAAAACACATACACCTGCTCAAATAGGCAAAGCTTTAAAACGTACAGCTAATCAAGTAAAAAGTGAAGCTTGGAAGTTGGGATTAAGAAATCCTGTTGGTTCAGTAAAAGTAAACAATACTAAGCCTATAACACTTACAGGTGTGCTTTTAAAGCAAATTGAAAAAAGTAAAAAACAGCCTAAAATATTGGCAGACCCAACAATTGGTAAAGTGCCTTTTAGAGTAAATGCAAAAACAGTTGTTTATATAAATGCTAATTCAACACCAGAACAAAAAGAAGCATTAATTAAACAATATTCAAACCCCGTTTAAATATGAAAAGAGCCTTAGGAGTAACCGAATTCTTATCTAAGAAATTTATTGAATTTGATTTTGAAGGTACATGGTTAGCTGCGATGGGTAAACCTGAAAAGAATTTTAAAGCTATTATTTATGGGAGGCCCAAAAATGGTAAAACAGAATTCTGCATCATGTTCGCCAAATATCTAACTAAATACGGTAAGGTATTGTATAACAGCTTTGAGCAAGGCCATAGTAAAAGTTTGCAAGATGCGTTTCGGAGGCAACAAATGATGGATGTAAAAGGTAAGATAATCGTTACTCATAAAGAACGGTTTGAAGAAATGCATCATAGGCTTAAAATTAAAAAAAGCCCTAATATAGTTTTCATTGATAGTGTACAACATATAAAGCTTACGCAAGACCAATGGAAACAATTAATTAATGACTTCCCAAAGAAAGTATTTATTGTTATCAGTCATGCACAAGGTGATGAACCTAAAGGCGGAGTTGCAGATTTTATTCAATACGACGTAGACATAAGTATTCATGTAAAGGGATTTAAGGCACACTGTCAGGGTCGATTTGGAGGCGGTGATGATATTATTATTTGGGAAGAAGGACATCAACGTTACTTAAATAGAATTAATAAAACAAGAAAAACAAGTCCTTCAGCACAACCACAATTATTTAATGAAGAATCTAAAACTCAAACAAATGAGCAACAATAATACATTTTACAGAAAAGATTTTAACGGTCATAATTTTTACATGATTGTTAGCGGAAACAGAATGATTACTGTTCGCAAAGGTTTTAAAGGATTGAGCCATACAATTACATCTTCTACAAATCCTATAAGTATTGAAGAAGCATTTAATGCAGAGTGTTCCGGCGATGCAACAGAAGAAGAATTTGCGAAAGCATACAAAATAGCACAGCAAGAAATACTATCAATAATGATAAAAAAGTAATGTATGCAATTTCCTAAAGAACAAATTGATTTAGTAAGAGCAGGCTTTGAAATGCGTGAAGCACAGCAAAACTATTTTCATGAACGTACACAATATAGGCTTCGAATTGCTAAACAAAAAGAACAAACTTTTGATAGGTTACTCCAATTACAAATTGCAGCAGGTGTTATTAAAGTTGAACAAAAACATTCAGTTGAACAAAAAGATTTGTTTGTATGAACATAGCAGATTTAAAACACCAATTAGGTATTGCAAAAGAACAGGCTAATATCAGTGCCAAGAAAATGCAAATGCATCAAAGCAATGGTAATGAATATGCTGCTAAAGTTTATCGAACACGAATGAATGCTTTAAACAATTATGTAACAACTATTAAAAAGAAGTTGAAAGAACACGATAGAAAGACATTCAAAAAAATAAACAATCAATAATATGACAACAATTAACAAAAACGAGGCTTTGAAAAGGCTTACCTCTTTAGAAAATGAAGCCAAAGAATTACGCAACATTATTAATGCACCTGTTAAGATTACAGACCGCATTAAAACCTTTTCTGATGTGCTTGCAGTAGCAGGCAGAAAGAAAGAAGAGTTTGAAGAAATGCCCGGTGAAACTGCTGACGAATGTGCTTACCGAAAACTAAAGCTTATTGCTGAAGTGTACAATGAAGGTGAGGTATTAGACAGTATGAATACCAACCAGTACAAGTATTATCCATATTTTAAAATTGTTCCTTCGGGTTTCGGCTTGTCGTACTTCAACTACGATGGCTGGACTTCGTATTCGTCTGTCGGCGTTCGCCTTTGCTTTAAATCTTCTGAATTAGCAATAGATGCAGGTAAGAAGTTTACAGACATCTATGCAACATTTTTAATCAATAAACAATAATCATCATGGCAACAAAAACAAAACAGCCAACAAAAAGTGCTGAGTTTAAAAAGCTTTGTAAGCAGCACGACGTGGATTATACATTAATCCCCGAAGTAAAAAGCTTTGAAGAGGCATGCGAAAAGTTAGGTATTGACCCAACTAAACTGCCAACAGTAAAAGGTCTTTCACCACGTTATCAAAAGCGTTTGATAGCAGATTACAAACTAAGTGTTATTGCAGATGCATTGCGTGAAGGAAAAGATGTTGATTACACCGACACTGACAAATACAAGTATTTCCCTGTATTTAGTGTGCAGGCAAGCGAAGATAAACCTTCGGGTTTCGGCTTGTCGTCCGACTACTACGATGGCTGGGCTTCGGTTTCGAGTGTCGGCGTTCGCCTTTGCTTCCCAAACAGAGATTTGGCAAAATACTTCGGCAAGCAGTTTATTGAATTGCACAAAGACCATCATTTGTTAACGTAAACTAACCCGGTTGTGCATTGCCTTCGCTGCTGTTCCTTCAGGTTTCAGCTTGTCGTACAACAACTACGATAACTGGAATTCGAATTCGAATGTCAGCGTTCACCTATGCTGAATTTTTATAGCTATGCAGACCATGCCACTCGGCAAAAAATAAACTTCTCATTCAAACACTTTGGTATCCTGTTTTAGTAGAGAAGAAGTGTTTTGAAAAGCAAAGCAGAATGAAAAGAATAAACAACATATACGAACAAATTTGCAGCATTGAAAACTTACGCCTTGCTGATGCAAAAGCACAGAAAGGCAAGAGCAATCAATACGGTGTTATTCTGCACAACAAAAACAAAGAAGCCAACCTGTTGAAGCTGCACGATATGTTGTTGAATAAAACCTACCAAACAAGCCCATACACAACATTTAAAGTATTTGAGCCGAAAGAACGTGAAGTGTTCAGATTGCCATACTTCCCTGACCGGATTACACACCATGCAGTTATGAACGTTTTAGAGCCTGTTTTCATGGCTTGCTTTACCGCCGATACATATAGCTGTATAAAAGGCAAAGGCATCCATGCTGCGGCTAATAACGTTAAACACGCACTAAATGATGTTGCAGGTACAACTTACTGCCTGAAATTAGATATTAAAAAATTCTATCCTTCTATAAACCATGAGATTTTAAAACAATTATTAAGAAGAAAGTTTAAAGACAATAACCTGCTTTGGTTATTAGATGAAATTATTGATAGTGCAGAAGGTTTACCCATTGGAAATTATTTAAGCCAATACTTTGCAAATTTTTACCTCACTTATTTCGACCATTGGATAAAAGAAGAAAAGCGTGTTAAATACTACTATCGCTATGCAGATGATATCGTGATACTGGCAAGCAACAAAACCTATTTGCATGGCTTATTTAAAGAGATTGAGCAATACTTACATAAAAGGCTTGCATTACAAGTAAAAGAAAACTGGCAAGTATTTCCTGTTGCTGCACGAGGCATTGACTTTGTTGGCTACAAGTTTTACCATACTCATACATTATTACGCAAATCAATTAAACAACGCTTTGCACGTATGCTAAAATATAACCCTAATGCAGGCAGTATAGCAAGCTATTACGGTTGGGCAAAGCATTGTAATTCTACTAACCTATTAAACAAATTATTAAAACCACATGCACAGCTTTAGCGAATTCGGAATTAAAACAACAGCAAAAAACTTTGAAGGAGAAAAGATTAAGATTGACAGGGTATTAAATAAACAGATAACAGTTGAAGCTTACAAAATTGAACAATCAAAATTTGAGAAAGGGAATGGTAAACGCTTAGACATGCAGATAACAGTTGATGGCACCAAGCGATTATTATTTACAGGTTCAATAAACTTAATGGATATGATACAGCAAGTGCCAAGCGATAAGTTCCCTTTTACAACAACAATAGTTAGAGAAAACGAACGATTAATATTTACTTAAAAAAATAAATTATGCCCGCTTATTCATTTAAAGAAAGATTTATTCCACTTATAAAGAGTGGATTGAAAAAACAAACTATTAGAAAGAAAAGAAAAGGACAGGCAAAGCCCGGTGATACTGTTTATCTGTATTACGGCATGAGGACTAAATGGTGTACTAAAATTGGTGAAGCTATTTGCACTGACACTAAAGATATTACCATTACAAAGGATAGTTTATTAATTGATAATATTAAAGTTTCTAAAAAGCAATGCGAGGTATTAGCTAAAGCAGATGGATTTGAAAGCTTTGAAATTATGATGCACTGGTGGAATCAAACCCATCAACTTCCTTTTAATGGGGATATTATTTATTGGAATGAATTAAAAAATAGTCATGCGTAGATTCTTAATAAGCAATAGTTCAAAGTTTGAAGGAACAGCAGAAGTATTGTACAACACACAAGGCTTACTTTCAAAGATTGATTTAACGCAGTGTATAATGCATGGAGAAACTATTAAACAGTTTAAAGCTGTTGTGCCTTGCTTTATTGAATTGTTTTTAGAAGGGAAATGGTGCGGTGCTGATACTACTGTGGTAGAAGATGAACTGCAAATAACATTTGAAATGTTTTGGCTGAAGTACAATAAAAAGATTAATAAAAAACGTGCCGAAGCTATATGGAATAAATTGAGCAAAACAGAACAGGTAAAATCTTATTACGGTATTGAGCCTTATGACAAATATTTGAAAGAAAACAAGTGGCGAAGTAAAGCAGACCCTGACACCTATTTGAGAAACGAAATGTACAATAACGAATACAAATAGACACCCACTTATTACCCTTTTTATAAGGTATAAACTGCACTAAAATGACCATTACAAGCAATCAAAATAAACAATTACACAGCCTGTTAAGTGCTACTAATATGTATAAACAGAAAGCCAATTTAGTCTTTGGTTATAGCAATGGAAGAACTGAAAGCAGTAAAGAACTTACCATATACGAAGCACAGGCATTGATTAATTATCTGAAAACTTTAGACAATACGGCAGAGCAAGCGAATGTGATGAGGCGTAAAATATTAAGTATGTGTCACCGGATTAAATGGGAGAATGCTGATGGCAGCGTTGATATGGATAGATTGAATAAATGGTGTGTTGAACAATCTTATTTAAAAAAAGAATTAAATGCATATACTTATAAAGAGTTGCCTACCTTAGTTAGTACCTTTCAAAAAGTGTACAGGTTTTATATGAAAAAAATCTCTGTTTAATTTAAAAAAATAATTATGAAAAAGGTAGTTACATTTTTATTGATTCTTATAATTTGTATTGAAGTAAATGCACAAAGCTGCAAGGTTTTTATTGGCAATTCTGTTGACAGTATAAATACAATAGTTAGTAAAATAGAAATTGCAATACATAGCAAGTTTATCAATAAAACAAAAAACAATAACGGCTATTCCTTTTCAGATGATAAAGGAAATGAATTACAAATAAACGGTGAAGATGAAATTGAAAAAGTTATTGTTAACTGTGCAGATGCAAAAATTAGGGTAGCGTTTTATAATTTATTAAAACAACAAGCTTCTACCTGCCCAAACTATCAATTGATTGAAAAACCATTTGAAAGTATTATGTTTAATAACCGAAGCAGATTATATTTAAAAGGTAGTAATGTTTATATTGTAAAATAAGTTGCTCTATTAGTTTTAAAAGCCTATTCACATGTGTGGATAGGCTTTTTTGTTTACGTATAACTTGAAAATATTATATTGGCAACTTCTCGCTATGCCCCACAATCCTTTATTCATACAAAAACGTAACGAGCATATAAAACAAAGATTTCGTTATCACAGGAAAAAAAATCCGAAATGGACCCTTATCGCTGTTATAGAAACTGTAGCCGAGGAAGTTTGGTTAAGCCCTGCAAGTGTGAGTAAAGTTTTAAGAAAGGATGACCCTAAAATTCCCGATGTAAAAACGATTCGTAAATACAGTACAGCATATTTAACGGCGTAGATAAATATCTGTTTGATATGTAAGAATGCTGTAAACGCACATGTCTTCAAATTTATTTTCACTTGAATTTATTAAAATAAACTGATTGGTTAAAGCTTTTTCGCCATCCTTCAATTGCAGGTTATCAACTAAAGTATGTATTGCTGCTAATTGTGCTGTATGTTGTGCTAAAGCTGCATCCTGAATAGTATTATCATTGTCACTTTTAAAAGGTGCATAACTGATATAGTGTATTTTTATTTGTTGCTTTAATAGCACTTTTATCTTTCTGTTAAGGCTATCTACTTTTGCATTAGTTGGCATTTCAATATATACAGCAGGAACTTTGTAGCTTGTTTTATCTTTATTTCTTGTGTATTGATTAAGATAATAAAAGACAGGCCCAACATTACTGATGACCTGTTTTAATTTTTTATACACCGGGTAAGTAAACATTAATTATATTTTAAAGGTTATTTAATCAGGCAGCTAATATTTTGTCAAGGTCTCGTGTTATTTTATTTACAATTGCTTCATCTAAAACAACACTATCGCCCATGTATTTTCTTTTAGGCATAACAATAATTTTAGCCAATGCCATTCCTTTATATTGTTCTGCTGCAATTGTATTGCTCTGTTGTTTTGCTTCATAATGCATAGCCCAAAAGTATTTACGCATTTTGTCTGTTACAGTAATCTTACCACCTTCATTGTGTATTTGTGCATATACTTTATCGCTATAAATAATTATTGTATTTCCTTGAATTCTAAAATCAATACTATCTGCCAGTTCTCCGCTTTTTGATAATATTTTTTGATTATCTGTACTGCCAAGCCTTTTTATTTTTCTTGCTTCCCACTTTTTCAAAACCCTGTTAAGAAAACCTTCTAATTGAAAATTATTTTTAAAATGCTTTACAGCTTCTACACCAACAACTGTAGGAACTTTATTTTGCAAATAGTCTTTTGCATTCTGCAACTTTCTAATTACATCATCTAAACCATTAATATTTTTGTTATCTACAGCCATGTTGTTATATTTGCGGTGCAGATGGGCATGCCACATCGGAAACAGAGCCAACTGCTCCCAAAAGCCACTTTTTACGAAGTGGCTTTTGCATTTAAAACCATTTACCTTTTAAAATATCTGTTCTTGTAAACACCTTCCATTCTCCATTAAAGAATATCCATAAGTTTTCAAAATCTTTATATTCTTTCCTGCTCATATTGCCTTTAATGTATCTGAATAAGTCTGCCGATACAATAACGTTGTTTTCATCAATCTTTAAAACAATATTGTTGCATTGTTTATGGCAATTGCTAATTGCACCTTGTACTGCTCGTTTAGTTGCTTCATAAACAATTTTTAAATCAGCAATAAATTTGTCGTTGATTATATAATCAGGATTCTTGCCGTCTTTGGTTTTTTCAGGCAAAAATTTAGAACGAATATCAGTATCATTCGTATCAGGAAGGATTGTAACCTTTTCACCGAAATTTGCCAAGCTACGTGCTTCTCTGTACACTTCTTTAAAGTCAGTGTTATTGTAAGCCATTCTGTTTATTTCAACAGTTCCTCCGCTTTTGCTTTTATATGCATCTTCTGTTAAAGCATCTTCGTTATCTAAAACAAAATCCTTGTTTACATATTTCTTAGCTTCTTTAATTAAAGCAGGTTGTTCTTTTAAAGGAACAGAATCTATATAACTGTTATTCTTAAGGTCAAATACTTCTCCTGTAATACCGGGATTGAATCTAAAAGCTTCATCAATTTCAGGTAAGTCGTGTGGTAAAGCTGTAGGGTCTTCATCTGTTGGCTCCATTCCGCATTGGCAGTTCCAGCCATTAGGTGGCCATATTGTTTTTAATATTGGGTCGCTTAAATGAAAAATTAAACCATAATATTTTTTATGGTCTTCTCTGGGATGTGCTGCTCTTGAAGGAACATATTTAACAGAAGGGTATAAATCTTTTGTCTGTTCACATCTTTTCCAAATAACAGCCATACGTGCTGAACGAACAGCAGTATCGTATTGTGTGTTTAAATGATTTTGATTGTAAGTGCTATCAATCTTTAATGCATCTTGCCTGAATTGTTCTTTGCTTTTTAAATTTCCGTGTTCATCTTTTAATGCACCAATCAATTCTTTTTGATAAGCATAGCTTTTGAATATGCTGAAAATGGCAGTATTGGTTTGCAGTTGTTTCAAAAATTCTGCGTTAGGTGTGCCATATTCTATTCTGTTTTTACCAAAGCCTTCGTTTACACCTTCCTTTAAAGGTTTATACATGCTTTTGAATAATTCCTTTTTTTGTTCAGTAGTGAGCTTGCCTTTATCGTGCAACTGATTAATAACCTTATCGGTTATTTTATCAGTATCAATACCCAATTCCTTTTTCTTGTTATCAGAAAGAAAAAAGCTTTCAGATTTATCGCAACAAATATGTTGATGCTTATTCTTCATTACTTGGATTTGGTTGTGGTTCTTTTATTGGCTTTGGTGCTTGTGTTAAAGTTGGTAAGACTTTTATTTTCTTTTCCCTTTCTCGCACTAATGCAGGATAATCGAATGTTACATCTTCTGTTATATCTGTGAAACCTTTGTAACGCAGGTAAGGAAATAACTTAAGGTTTATATTATCAGACACGTTTTGCAAACGTGTTAATGTAAGGTCTTCAAAATTTCTTTCCTGCACTTCGCTACTTCCTACAAAAGATTTTTCTGTACTGGTAGCAACCTGACCATTTATAAGCAATGTAAATTCTTCATTACATAACTTTATGTTATCTAAATAAATGTCGTGCATTTTTTGACCGCTTCGCTGCATTATATCAACTTCATCACCAGTTTGACCAATGTAATAACCGTCTGCTCCAAAATTTGAAGCCCTTGCTTCGTATTCGTCTAATTCATTATCGCTGTTTGTGTCTACTAATACTTTTAACATGGGCATTCCCCACTTTTCACTTGCTCTGCTCCAGTCTGTTCGTGCATAGTATTTCCAAATAACATTGTAAGAGGCTTCGAGTAACAAACCATAATCTGTTCTTGTATCGAAAAATTCAATTAAGTCAATATCCCACATTATATCTTTATACTCTAAGTATGAACCATTAACAGAAGCTTCAATAAGAATAGCTTGTTTTTCTATGCTTACATATTCACGGTCAAAGCATGTTATTTCGTCAATATCTCCTGTTTCAGGATTAATTTTATCAAATTCTAAAACAGAGTAGCCATGCATTTCTGAATGAATTATGTATTTAATTACATCGTTCATCCATTTCTTTCTGTACTTTTTACTAAGTTCCTCATTGGGGGTTAAAGTGTTTTTGTTATAAAGCATCCAAGGTTCACTTAACACTTTCATTACTGCATCTCTTATTTGGCTTTTTAATCTCGCATCCCTCAATACGTATCTATAAATTTGATGTAACTTTAATCTGTCAGGGTTAAGCGGATTGGTTGCCATAACCAATGCTGTTTTAATATCATTTATCTGAAAACTTACTTCCCGTTTATATTGCTTTCTAATAACAGTTGAAGCACGTTTTCTTTGCTTATTGTTAACAGGGGCATTATTTTGCGTTTTAACGGCATTTTTGCCCAAATTGATAGAATACCCGAATATTTTAATTGGACGCATAAAAAGTGTATAAGAATGTTTAAATGAGGTATTTTTTAAGGTAGGTGACTTCTTTTAGGATTACTTCCGAATCTTCGCAAGCCTTTTCCTTGAATTGTTGTTGTTTCTGAAGCAGGTGCATTTGGGTCGGGCTGCTGTTCGGGGTCGTTTGGTCTCGGCGGTAAATCAATTGTTGACTTTCCTTTGCTGATAGCCTGCAAATCATTCATTGCATCATCATGATTCTTTATTACTTTTTCAGGAATATCATTATCGTCTGCATTTTGATAAATATTGTATAAAGCAATGCTTATGGCTAATGATAGAATGTAATAATTACGGTCTGCACCCTGTTTTTGAAATTCAGGTCTTATGTCATATAACACACCTGCACTGGAGGCAATAGCATCTTCTGCTATTTTGCTGGCTTCAGCTAAAACATCATTTACGGTAACACCATCAACTGCTGCATTTTGTAACAGCATATTCAATAAAGAAATGTTGATACGTATTTTATAATCATTTTTTTGAACGTACATAACAAAAAGTTTAAACTAAACCCAATGTTTTATCGGTTAAATATTTTAATAATGGTGCTGCACCAGTTTGTGCGTCTATTAATTTGTCATTGTAATGACCATCGCTATCAAATTTTCCTTTTTGATAATGTTGTGTGCCACTCCATAAATAAGGTGTATTAATAGATTGTTTTAATCTTCTGTAACCAAAACCATTGTTTGCTTCTAAGTAATACAACAATGCGGGCATAGACCATTGAGGAACTTTATCCCAACCTTTCAATTGAATTAAATCAATTGCCGATTCTTCAAATGTGTAGCCTGAAGGTGATGCAGGATTTTTTAACGGTCTTCCGGCAGGCACATCGTAAGTTCTTTTTCTAAGACTATTACCATTATGTATATGACCTTTAAATGTGCAACCGTCTTCACGCATATAAATAATACCAATAAAATACCAAGGCACTTTATTGCCTATAACATTGGTAACGTTTTCAAACCTTCGGCGATATTTAATAATTGTTTTTGCATCATTAATAATCTGTTGTACTTTTTTGGGGTCAATTCTCATTAAATCCCACAACTTTTGGTATTTATCAATGGTTCGTTGACTGGCGAATAATACTGACATATATAAATTTTTAAATTGCTCTTAAATTGTTTTTTTTATACCTGCCACTTCGTGGAGGCTTTGATGGTTTTGTGTATTTGTCTGCCATCCATATTGCACCCTCTAATGCATCAGGCCCGTCATCATTTATTTTACTACCCTTTTCAATAGAAAGAATTTGGGTGCGAAGAAGTTTCATATCAGGATTATCTTTCTCATTAATATTGAAGCGTATTAAACCACGTTCAAATAATGGTTGCATTGTTTCAATGCGTTCAAACTTGTCTCCTTTATTTCTGTAATCATAGGCACAACGTAATTGCCTTTTCTTTTCTTCCGCAACTCTGTCTAACTCTTTGCCATGAACTTCATCCTGAATAAAGTTTGCTTCCATAGCATGTTTAATAGTATAAGTATCAAAGTCATCATCTAATCTGTATGCATATTCCCACATGTGCTTGCTTGTGGTTCTGCGAAGCCAACATTTTATAATGTCGTAATACTTGCCGGTTTTGCCAATTAACACCCAAGCTTTATAATCGCTTTTATCTGTTGCTTTATAAGATGGATCGCAGTAGTTTATTAATACACCATCGTATTTAATCATAGAAGCGTCAACCCAATTGTTTAACCACTCTGCTTTAAATGTTGTTCCTTCTTCAAAAGGAGTATTCATTCTTTCACGGGTAAAACCTGCACCTTCACCTTCAGATAATATTTTAATATTTTCATTTGAGAAATCAGGATTTTCTTTCCAGTTGCTGTTACCATCTTCATTAATAATATCAACACGATGAACAGTTGTTTTAATCGCTTCATCTGTTTCTAATAATGCTGTAACAGTATTATCGTTAAACTTATTTTGTGCAACTACAAGCCACCATTGCCGTGTCCATAAAGCAGGCTTTAATTCTTCTAAAACCCATTTCTTATCTTCTAATGCAATGGCATCATTTTTTAATTGTCTGGCGTCATTCAAGTCATCTACTAAACCGTAGTTAGGTCTTTTCCATTTAAAACGTGTGCCTCTTGGTGTTTGTTTTTTACCGAAAGCATAAAATCCAACATCATCACGTGTTTTAAAACTTCCATCTTCCCAGTTGCCATAACTAAACTGTTCTCCGAAATCGTTAATAATTCTTTTGTTGTTTTGCAGATTAGATTGAATATCAGACAGCTTATCATTTGCCATGTCTTCATTCAGACTGCCTACAGCAATGCCATTTAATTTGTTATTAAACTTTATAAAAAGGGGAAGGAATAAACCGAAATGTGTGCTTTTTGCAAAGCCCCTGCTCCATTGCTCTAAAAAAATATTATTAGGCTTATTGTAAACTTCTTGCTGAATGTTTTTATGAAATGTTGCGAAGGGAGCAAAGCAGTATAAAGGAAAGTAATAATTACAAAAAGCTTCATAGTTGGCTAATAAACGTTGAACTCTTTTACGTTTATCGCCAGCACTTTCATAGAAGTCAATAGGTGTAGTTTCATTAATCAACTCTCCTAATTCTTCAAAGTCACGTAATAGTTTATTATCGTTTTTATTAAGAAGCATTTTTTAATTCGTTCGATTTGTGCTTTAAAAATTCTAACATAATAGGATGAAACAACTTTGCCTTTTCATTATCGCTTTCGTTCATCCACATTAAACATTCTTTTAATACACCATGATAATTTGATAGGTTGTACTTTTTACCTATTGCCTGAATACTGTTAGAAAGCTTAACTATTTGGTCTGATTCGACTGGTAGCAATGAGCGTTTTTCTAATGTTGCTGTTTTTCTTATTTCAGCTATATCTTTATAAAGACCTATAACTAATTTTTCTTTAGTTACGGATTTTGCCTCTTTATCTAATTCCCAATCATCATCTTTTATCCATTTGCCTAATTGCTGTTCGCTAACACTTGCCACTTTAGCAATTTGTTTGCGTTGCATATCTGTATTGCAGAATAAATCGTATGCGGTATTATACTCATCTGTTTTCCGCTTACCCATAGTTTAATTATTGTTTCATCACAAAACTGCGATGATTAAATATGGCATTAAAAAAACCATTTCTATGTGAGGTATTAAATGGACTAAGTAAGTCCAAATATAGGTGCAGTAAGGATTTGCGACTTTTTTACAGTTTAAAAGTATTTCATTTTTGTGCTGTCAAACCGAATAACAGAATGGCATTTCGTAAAACATTTTTGATAAGCGATGAAAGTGTAAACACTTATGGTTTTGCAGTTGCAACATCAGGCATACGCTTAGATAATGCTAAACAAAACTGCCCATGTTATTATGAACATAACAACGACGAACTTCCTTTAGGTCATTGGGAAAATTTCAGGCTTGAAGGTGTAAAACTTTATGCTGATTTAGTTATTGAAGGTGCAAGTGAAGTAGAGCAAGAGTATATACGAAAAATAAAGAATGGTGATATTAAAGGTGCAAGCATTGGTGCAGACCCTATTAAATGGGATGAGTTTAAAACAAAATTGGATGGTCAAACAAAACCTTGGTTAACCGAATGTGATTTATTTGAGGTTAGTATAACTGCTTTACCTGCTAACAAGAAAGCCCTTGCATTAAAAAAAGATGGTGCTGTTGTGAAATTAAACAGTACAAACACCGTGTTATTTATTCCTACTACAACTACTAAAATCGAAAATGATATGAAAGCAATTGCTTTAAAACTCGGATTGCCTGAAACTGCAACCGAAGCAGAAATATTAAGTGCTATAGGCACAGTGCAATTGAAAGCTTCTAATGCAGAGCAATTGCAAAACACAATTTTACAAGAAGCAGAAGTTGGTTTAACCGATGAACAGAAAGAAATGTTTGTTGAGTTGAAAAAAACAAATCCTGCTGTTGCTTTAAAATATGCCAATAGTGTAAAAGCTAATGATACAACTGAAGAAGGAACTGTAAACCCGAACGGAAGTAAAAAGCCTGTTGCAAATACAAAGGTTGTAAAAGATGTAAAGGTTTCCGCTTTGCTGAAAAAGGGTTTAAAACCCGGTGGAGAAAACGATGAAGAAGAATTTACAGGTAAAAACAGCTTTGATTATCTGCAAAGGAAAAATCCAACAGAGTTAGCAAGAATTAGAAAAGAAGAACCTGAAAAATATGCAAGGCTTACAGCCGATTACGGCAAAGGCTTACGCTATACAGACAAATAATTTACTAACCCAATAACGCCAAAGAGTAACACGCCTGACACTTAAACACGAATTACAAAAAACTATTATGAAAAAGTTTAAATTTTTAAATGCGGTATTGTTCAACATTATTGTTGGAATTGTTTTGGCGTTAATTATAGGTGTACATCCTGCTGTTGGTGCAGTTGCTGTAAATGCTGTTGGTGTTTCTATGGCTTTAGTAAAACAGCAAACAGGTTTTGTTTTTTGGGATGGATTGGCACAAGAGGTTTGGTTGGCAGATGTGTTGCAAAATTTTTATCCTGATAATCACTTTTTAAGTGCAGCGGTTGATTATAGTTCTTTAGTTGACAATCATGCAATCAACTTGGCAGAAGTTGGTGCAGACCCTGATGTGTTGGTTAACAATGCTGTGTGGCCTATACCTTATACTGTTGCTGCCGATAATCCTTTGCAAGTTATTTTAAAAACTTACGATACTACCAGTACAGTTGTAAGAAATGCTATTGCTATTGAGCAGGCTTATGATCAACGTGCTATTTATGTTGGGAAACATCAAAAAGCCTTGTTGAAAAAATTAGGTATGGATGCTGCATGGGCTTACGGCGTAAGTGTTGCTGACCCTACAAAAAGCAATTTTATTACAGAATTGGGTGCTAATGACAGCTTTATTGACGCTGTAATTGATATGCAGGCTACATATTCTGATATGGACGCCGAGGGCAATGAATGGGTTGCTATTTATAATCCTTTTCATATGGCAAAAATTGCTAAAGAAGACAAAGTGTTGTATAAAAATATTATGGCAAAGCCGGGTGAAGTTTTCTATGGCTTTAAAACTTACACTTATAGCAAAAACCCATATTACATTACTCCTGCCAATGCACCGGGTGGTGTTGCAACAAAAGCTGCTTATGGTGTAGGTTTTAATTCTGCTATCCATAAAAGGGCTTCGTTGTTCTGCTTAAGCAATGAAATTATGAAGGCACAAGGAACTTTTGAGTTCTTCAGCATATTAAAACACC